CGTCACGAAGGGCGTGAGGCATTACCCGAAGAACAAAAGATAGAAGATGTAGCCTTTTGGGAGACACTGGATCAGCTCAAACTGTTCTTACAAAATGAAACAAACACAACAGTCCTACATAATAGCGTTCTTGAGGCAGATGACTTGATTGCTGGTTGGATTCAGAATCATGTTGAGGACGAGCATATTATTATCAGCACAGACAGCGACTTTGTACAACTTATTGCGCCTAATGTCAAACAGTATAACGGTGTTGCAGGTGTTACTATTACTCACGAAGGTTATTTTGACGACAAGGGCAAGCCAGTTATTGATAAGAAGACTGGAGAAGCAAAGCCAGCACCAGATCCTGCTTGGCTATTGTTTGAAAAATGTATGAGAGGCGATCCAACTGACAATGTGTTTTCTGCGTATCCAGGTGTTCGTAGAAAAGGCACTAAGAATAAAGTTGGATTACTTGAGGCATTCGAGGATCGTAACAGCAAAGGCTACAACTGGAATAACCTTATGCTACAACGATGGACGGATCACGAAGGCACTGAGCATCGTGTGATTGATGACTATACAAGAAATGTCACGCTCGTTGATTTGTCAGCGCAGCCAGATGACATTCGTACAACCATTTATGATACAGTATCACAAGTTGAACCCAAGGCTGTAGCACAGGTAGGCGTTCGTTTGCTAAAATTTGCTAACAAATGGGACCTCAATCGTATTGTATCAGATGTTGAGAAATTCGCAGACCCACTAAACGCAAAATACACAAAATAGGTTATTATGATTTTACAAGCTAAGGCATTATTGAAAGGCAAATTCTGGTTACTTGAAGAAGATGGAGAGAAGGTTGGCACTCTGACATTCGCAGATAATAAATTTATGTTGAGCGATGGCGGGAAAGCAACTTTTTATGAAAATGCTAGGGACTTATCTAAAAAGTTAGGCAAGAATATTATCTTCAATGACTTAAATATTACAGAAAAAATTGTAAATGAAATTTACGGGTATCCAACAAAATTTACTCCTTACAACGCAATATTTGATGTGCATAAAAAACTGCCTTTATACACTAAAAGCGAAAAATCAAGTAGTTATTTCTGCGCTGGTTATTATATTGTAAAATTTGATAAAGGATGGTTACGAAGAGATTTTCCAAAGTTGCTAACGTTAAATAGAAATCAATACAAAGGTCCATATAAAACTAAACTTGAGCAAAAACTTGCTCTAGGAGCGGCAAATGCAAAATGAGCGTATAAATACTATACCAATAGAAAATTTCATTAAGCAGGTAAAGAGCGCCGATGCCAACCGCGAAAAAGAAATTAGAATAGACATACAACAGGCAAAAAATATAACATTTACCCTAGGCTTAATTTTAGCAAGACTTAATGGCAGATTAGAAGATTTATTGGCGCAGAAGCAAGAGGCTGCTGACGAACAAACTATTAAAATTACTATGGACGGAGGAAACGGTTGGTAATTGGCTAAATATACGCATAAAAAGGAAGTATAAATGTCAAGACCCAAACCAACTGTTTTGCTTGAAAGTACTGATAAACAAACCTATCGATCAGAACAGATTTTAGAAGCTGAAGCAATTTGGGCTGTTTTCTATAAAAATAAACCATTCAACCTAAAGAGCTTTAACAGTATAACAAACTACCCTGGACCAAAATACAAAAAAACATCTTTTTCAAATCCAGGGCATGCCTATAACTTAGCAAAAAGATTAAATTCAGCTTTTACTTGCGATGACTTTACTGTCATAAAACTAACACAAGGCGAGAATGTCTCTGAACATTGAAACATATACTAGGATATTTCTAAAACAATCTGATATCGCAACCTCGCCAGTCAATGTAAAACAATATCTTCCTAAATGGTGGAAGAATACAAGAACTAAAGAAAATGGTGGGTTACGGCTTACAGAGGAAGGTTATCGCTATCTAAAAGATGATCTTCAAATTAGATTTTATGAAGTAAATTTACCTGATGAATTTATATATACAACACAAACCATTATATATCTCGACAGGTTTATTGATTGTCCATATTTTTTGAATGGGCTCCAAATATTAGTTACTGATGATAAAAAATATATGGAACTAACTTTATTTTCAGGTGACATTGAAAAGTATGGACTAACTAAAGCGATGAATCGCAAAGTGGAGTTGGACTGATGGAAAAGAGTGAGATTGAAGAAATCATTGACGAGTTGGTTACCGCAGGCCCAATTCTAAAGCTGGCTATCAAAACTTATGAGTCTATGCCAAAAGGACGAGACAAAGATGACTTAGGTTTTTGTATTAGAGAAGCACAAGAACAGCTTCGCAAGCTAGATGTAATATTAGAAGATATTCAGATGGACATTGAAACACTTGAGGTTGAAAAAGATCTTGACAAAATGAATTCTATTCGTTATAATTAGAATTAGTTACAGTAATTTTTATCAACTTTGCGGAGACATCCAATGTTTGACACTGAAAATACTATCACCAAATATCATGTTCAATTTCAGATAACCTCATATTACGCAAACTCAGATTACAATAAGTCTGTGGTTATTGACGAAATTTATGCCGCAGATAGTTATGATGCTGTTGTAAATACTATTTCAGATGATATTGAAAACATAAACTTTGATGTTAAATCTGTTATTAACACTGAGACAACTGAAGACCCCATTAATATTCAAGTAGAATATGTTCAAATCGTAAATGAATACGGTGTTCTTGAATACTTGGAATACAACTAAACATAGGATAAATGTACGAAAGATATAAGAAAGTAAAATATGTAGGCTGGGCTCGAGAGCTTGTAAAGCTATACAATCACGCAGATACTAATAAATTTCTCGAAGCCTACATATTAGACGAATCGTTTGGTATTGCGAATTGTGTCCGTAAAGAAGAGCCTGAGAAATCTGAAGAGATTCTAGTTCTCAGCATCAACGGATATAAAGATGTACCTGATTCTATCGTTATTAGAGGACGTGTGGAGACTGGTTACATTTGTCCCCATAAAAGAGTTTGGGTTGAAATGCCTGGCTTCAAAAAATTGCGAGAAAGAAAGAAAGAGTTATTGACTTTTGGCAAATTCTAGCATACAATAAGAAATATAGAAGGTGTAAATGAAAAAAGCATTGTTAGTGCTAATGGTATCAGCTGGACTATTATATTTTCCAGTACCAGGAGCAGATCCTTGCAGAGCAGTAGCCTCTGAAGAACGTGGCTACCTAATGAGAGTAGGATTGCTATCAGGTTTTGAGGATGATATGTCTCTTGATATTATGGCGTCTGAAGTTAGACAATCAATGTCAGAAAGATTTTGGCGCCCTCCGAATTGGTCCTGTGCTATGGCATATTGGCAGATTCAGTTACGCCCAGAGATTCTTGAGGAAGGTATAAAGGGTGAATTCAAAAAGCAATTCCTAGAAGAGATTAAAGAACAAGGTGGAGATCCATCCATTGTCACTGATATAATGATAAACAAATTATATTTAGATTTTTTAAAAACATACGGGTTATATAAATAATGATTGACATCTGCTAAATAACACTATATAATAACAATTATAAGGAGTTAATTATGGCGGTGAATTATTTATATCCGGGTCACATTGAACACTTCAAAGATTTTGTCAACTCTTTTGCTAAAGACTGGGATATCCAATACGAAGAGCACAGAGATAATACTGTTTCCTTAATTTTTGCTATCAAAGATAGTCCATTTATGGGTTATATCACAATTAATGAAAAGACTGCTCAAGTAGGAGTTAGAATTGATTGGCCCATGCCTGAAATAGGTTTAGAAGCAATAAAATTTGACGATGAGCCAGAAGCAAGTGCTATTATTCATAAACTTGCTGAAACACTTGGCGAGAACTGGAAACTAACTGATGAAACACTTAGCAAAGACTTTGGTAAGCTAGACGCTAATAGAGAAGATTGGTATAAGGCGTGTGTTGCGATTAGTAACAACATTACGAAAATGGAACATAAGCTACATCCACCTGAGGATGTGTAGATTTTTCCTACAATAATGTAGGATCACGCTGGGTTTTCCAGCATCTTTTTTAACCTCCATAATGGAGCTCGTCATGACTGTTATTACTACTAAGGCCCAACTAAAAACTGAAATTATCAACCTCGAAACTGATATTTCATATCTTCAACGTGATTTGCAAGCTCGCTATGAAGCAGATAAAATTATTGCTGAAATTCAGAGAAAAGAGTCTGAACGACAGAAACTTTTAACTCGCCTTAGCGCCTAACCACCACCCTGCAGGGCTTCGGCCCTGCCCACTGTAGGACCTCGCTATGAAAACTTTCATTACCGCAATCCTTGCCAGTGCCATACTTGCTACTACTGTTATGGCCCAACCAGACTGGATGTCTAAAGGTGAATTTTTTGAAGAAGATGGATTTACTTATACTGTAGAAGTATCAGAATGGCGCAAAAGCAAATGGGTGGCCCGTCGAGAGGCTGCTAAAGTAAATGCTCAAAAACTTCCCGGGACTGTTCAAGTCCGTGATGTATTTTTTGAAATGCGTGAAGATGGATTTGAGCGTGCCACTGTATTATCCTTTACTGAGTACAACTACAACACTGATCCTGTAGATTCAGCGAATGTATATGTTCCTGCCAGTGTTCGACAGCAATCCAAAGCAGTATCAGAAGAAATATCAAATGAGCTTGCTGAGTTGAATGCACAGAATGCCCGTCTCCAAGAGATGATTTCTACACACAACTCTACACCGTCACCCAATGCTAAAAAACTCTCTAGGGCGATGCAGCGTGAGCTAGATAGGCGTATTGAAACTGGTGTTGAAGTTGTCGAGCCTGCTCCTAGAGAAGAATCAAACGACAAATACATATATGCCTATGGTAGCACAGCAGCATTCTTATTTTTGCTTATGCTCTGATTGACTTTATAAATAGTTATATGCTAATAAAATCATATGTATATAAAATCACATTCGTAGACACCGGCGAATATTACATTGGTAGCCGAGGCACAAATATCAATGACGGTGTAAAGCCTGAGAAGGATTTGTGGGTAAGATACTTCAGTTCTTCGAGGGCTTTCAAACGAATGATTCGAGAATATGGCAAAGCAGCCTTTGACCCAAAAATTATGAGCAAGCATAAGGACGAAACGTTGGCTCACAAGGCTGCTGAAAAACTTATCAGCAAGCATTTGGATGACGAGCTTTGTTTGAATACTAAATTTCAAAAGGAAGACGGCGTTACATATGAGCAAGAAACAGAGAGAAGGCGTCTTGCTGATGAAGCAAAAGCTAAAAAGGAAGAATCAAAAAAGAAGCGCTCTGAAGCACAGAAAAAAGCCTGGGCAAAGCGCAGAAAAGAAAAGAAAGAAAAAGATTGACTTTTGAAATATGTCTTGTTATAATTAGAACTATACAGTAAGTAATGAGCTTACACTTTTTGATAACTCTAGTGGAGATACAATAATGACACGAGCAGAGGCACGGCATAAACAAGCAAACCTCAAGGAGGAGCTTGATATTATGGTTGAACAGCATATTGAAATGGTAGATGCTGTTCAAAGGCTTCATAGAGATATTGAACAGACTACTAAAGAGTTGGATATGGTGAATGCTAGGTTAGAGCACGATGGCACTTCATTTCAACCTGAGCCACCAGTTGAATCAACCTTTACTGAGCTTATGAATATTTTTGACAACCTTACAGTAAGGAAATAAAATGTTTGAACTAAATGCCGACAAGATTATGCTATCTGTAGCAATGATTATTCCCATCCCAGGTGATATGCTGTTAGACACACTACATTACTATGGGTTTATCAATCTTTTAGCTTACTAAGACAATGGAAGCGACAGAAACTCACAGACTAAACTCCGTAAATAGATTAAATGAAGTATTGTCATCAACTTATGTTGGACAGAGCCCGTCAGCACTGATTGCTGACATCATTCACTTTGCAGAATGCAGTGGCTTGAACTTTGATGACATCTTGCGCCAAGGTAGAGTTGTAGCATACCGAGAACGGGATGCTATCGTCAAGCATTATGGAACAAATGTATATGTTCCTCTGCCACAAGACAGAAGATCCTCACGAAGAGGATTTTCTGTCTATTTAGATAAAAAAGATGCTTGACATTTGGTGCAACTGGATATATAATTATAATTATACAGTAAGCAAACGGCTTACACATTCCAACCTTCCATAACAGGACACACCATGGACGTAACACGAACAGTATCAGTAAATGCCGCTAAGTCACGTATCAAGCACTGTATGACAAAGATGCGCCCCGTATTTATTTGGGGTCCTCCAGGCATTGGCAAGTCCGATGTTGTTCATCAGATTGGCAACGACATTGGCGCTCATGTTATTGATGTTCGTTTGTCACTTTGGGAGCCAACTGACATCAAAGGTATCCCCTACTATGACTCCAATGCTAATAAGATGACTTGGGCCCCGCCAATTGAGCTTCCAGACGCTGACATGGCTGCTGAGCACGATAAGATTATTTTGTTCTTAGACGAGCTCAACTCTGCTGCGCCTGCTGTACAGGCTGCGGCATATCAGCTCATCCTCAACCGCCGTGTAGGCACATATGTATTACCAGACAACGTGGTTATCGTTGCTGCTGGCAACCGCGACTCAGACAAAGGCGTTGTATATCGCATGCCTAGCCCACTCGCTAATCGCTTTGTACACCTCGAGCTTACTGTAGGCTTTGATGACTGGTTCAACTGGGCTGTTACTAACAAGATCCACAAGGACGTTGTTGGCTTCCTTCAGTTTTCCAAAAAAGATTTGTATGACTTTGATCCTAAGTCATCATCACGCTCATTTGCTACACCTCGCTCATGGTCCTTTGTATCCGAGTTGCTCGAAGATGAGATTGACGAAGATTCCATGATGGACTTGGTGTCAGGTTGTATTGGCGAAGGGCTTGCTATCAAATTCCAAGCACATCGCAAGATTGCTTCTACTTTGCCTAACCCAACTGAGATCCTCGAAGGCAAGGTTACCGAGCTGACATCCAAAGAGATCAGTGCTATGTATTCACTGACTGTTTCTTTGTGCTACGAGCTCAAGGAGGCTAACGACAAGAACGATAAGAAGTTCAACAAGAAGGTAGATAACTTCCTGTCATTTATGATGAACAACTATGAGCCCGAGTTGGTTGTAATGGGTGTCAAGTTGGCGCTGACTACTTATCAGTTGCCAGTAGATCCAGACGAGCTCGACAACTTTGACGAGTTCCATGAGAAGTATGGTAAGATTATTACCAAGGCTCAAGGAGCTTGATCCTACCGGGCGCTAATATTAGCGCCCAAAAAAACTTCTTGACAAATGTCATATTATCCTATATAATTAGAAATATGCAGTAAATAATAACAACACATAGGAGATGTCATGTCAATAGATACTAGCAAATCCAGCTTTGAGCCAAAAGACTTATCACCCGAAGAACTCGACAAGATGCGAGTTGAGGTTGAAGATAAGATTACTGTTGCTCGTGTTGGTATGCTGCTACGTCATCCATTTTTTGGCAATATGGCGACACGCCTCAAGATTGAATCTTGTGATGACTGGTGTCCAACTGCTGCCACTGACGGACGACA